AATTTCCAGATTCATCATAAGTTCTTCTAGCAAATTCCTTTGCAATTTCATCATATTGACTATTTCTGTTTAGTTTTTTAAGTTCTCCACCAAGAATTCTAAAAATTTCTATATAATTCTTATCTGTTACTGCAATAGTATCATTACGAGTAATACGTCTCTTTGTTAGATTAGTAGTAATTCTAAATCTATCTGCGCCCGGTGCAGCAAAGTTTGAGAATCCTCTTGCATTATCGTATAATGTCGAATCTTCATCAGACGTAATAATTTCTTCAAATACTTCAAATCCAACACTATAAGATGGAGTAGTGCTACCCCACTCCAAAATAATTTCTTGAGTTGGGACAGTTACGAAATATCCACGAATGAAATATACGCCCTCATTTACTGTTAATGCGGAACCAAGTACAGTAGGAGCACCAGTAATCGCTGAGCAAAAAGATTGTCCTGCATTTATCTGAGTCAGTGAAGAAAATCCAGGAGATACTGTAAATTCAGTGAGTAGATTTTCTCCACCAAGAAACCCATTAGCGTCAGATTTAAATGTACAATATAAAATTGTAAATGGATTAGTATCTTGATTTGCCTTTAAAATATAAACAACTCTTGCTCTAGCACCAGATGTTTCGCCTACAATATCAGAATATAAGAGATTATCGATATAACTATCTACCAATAATCCATTAAAAGTAGGGTTAATTTGAACACCCACTAACTGGTTATTGTAATTAATACCTCCAGGAATTACTAACGATCCTTCTTTGAAGATATGATTTCCAAATGTTTCAATTTGATTTTGGAGAATTGATTTAAGAGAAGTTAGTTCTCTTGCCTGTACTGGTTGTCCAGGTTTAAAAAGAACCTTATAAAAGTTCTTATTCGCATCAAAATCATCAAAATAAGGAGATACGTTAAGATTAGTTTCTTGAGGCATAATTTTTTAGAATTGCAAAATAACTTTTATATCTTCTTTTTGGTTTTGAGACCTGGTTATTGAAGGTCTGTTATCCACGTAAATAATGTTTCCAGAGTACTTTTTGACTTCTGGATTAGACACTCCACTTACGAAGGATTGTCCCAGATAATAATTTCTATTATTTATGGTAGTAGTAACACCAGTAAAAGAAGTATCAATACCAAGATTTGATGATCCACCAACAATCGTTACGGTGCCTCCAGTGGAAGGAGTAGCAGTGAAGCGATTGAGATTAAATCCATACTGAGGAGAATTATTTTGTGTTCCGTCAGTATTAAATCCAACGAATGTTCTATCCTGCCAGTACTTAAGAACTCCAGTATTTTGATTATATGATATAACTCTACCAACAGCGGTAACTCCAGTACCAATGGTTTGAAGAATTCTAGAGTCAGCATCAAATGTAGTGGTGCTATAAGCAACTCCTGTTAGTTTTAATGCATAAACAGAACTTGCTTTTTCTAAATCAAGAATTGCGGTTGAATTGAATGCCTGAGGATTTTCTACAAGACCAACTCTTGCAATTTGGTTACCAGTTATGAAATCTGGATTTTGGTCATCGTTTTCAATTCTAGAATACACCAAAACATTAAATGCACCTAGTTCCTTATAGATATCTGCTCCGTGGCCACCTTTGGGTGGTATGATTACATCAAATGTCGGTCTAGTGGTTCCTGTGGGCACTCCACCAGATTCCAAATCAACGGAACCATAAGTATAACCAGAACCACCATTGGAAATGGTAATAGACTCTACTTTAGATTCATTATTCACTACAATGGTTGCTTCTGCTCCACTTCCATCACCTCTGATAGGAACTCTACTATAAGTTCTATTTGCAGTTCCTATTCCCACTCCACGATTAGTGATTGTAATAACTTTCAACTGACCACTAATTGCTGCATTAAGTCTTACTGAAGCATCTCTAGTGCTTGTTTCCCAGTCGATGGGAACAGGCATATAATCAGTAGAATCAAATTTTACAATCTCACTGGGTCTGATTGTGTAGAGATATTTCCAGATATACCCATCACCACTATTACCAGCGGTTCTTGGTTCCAGATCAGTGAAAGTTGGTTCATCAAGTGAAGGTCTGCCGTTTGGAGTCTCAGGTCCAACACCGTTGTTTAAGCAAATATAAACACGATAGTCGCTATTTACAACATAATAATTTGCATAATAAAGACTTGTAGCACCTGATGGTTTTGAAGTATTGCTGCGACTAATATCGTGGCGATACATATCATAAGTAGTTCCAGATGACCAGGTAACTTTCCTGACCATCTGTCTTACGTCATCTGCCTTGATTTTTTTCAATGCAATCATAGTATCCCAGTAACCATTCTCTTCATCAAAGTTATCCTTTGGTGCAAGAGGTGTAGTGTCCCAGGTGCTACTGTAATCTGTAGCATTAGGAAGACCAATGAAGGAATAATAAGCGTTGCTGGTAGTAGTTAAACCAGCAACGAATGATTTAGCATTTAGTATTCTTAATTGATCAGTTATAATTGCGGACATTTTATATGAGTTTTTTATCTATTTATTAGTTGTAATTTGAATACTTCAACTTATTCAATCTTCTAACAACAGGTGATGTTGAAATTCCAGAAACTCCATTATTGTAAATTTCAAAACTATTTGGATTCTCTCTAATTAGATTAGATAATCTACCCCAGGAGTAGTTGCCAAAGTAAGAACTATATCCAATTCCACTTAGACCATTATAATCTTCAACACTGACAGTTACTTGAGTCACGTAAGTAATTCCAATTCCAGGAACTGCGGTCTGTGCAATGGATACTGCAACTGCCTGGTAGATATTATCCAAATAAGTTGAACCAACACCAACAACACTGTTGCTTTGGTTGAGTGAATTTACACTGTTTCCAACATTGGAATTATCAACAATGAAGTAATAACCTGTTTGAATACCACTAATACCAGTAGTAGCAATACCAACCTGATTAATATCCAAATCTCTTAAATAAGAATCTAGAGGAATGAATAAGTCGAATGTAATACCAGTAGAAGCAACACCAGAAGTAACTGTAGAAATTCCGGTTATAATTCCGAAGTCACCGCTGTAATCAACGTCTCTAATTTGCTCATATTTTATAATCGGAGACTCTATTAGAATCTGTGGAGGATTGGTCGATGTGTATCCATAACCAGCATAAGAAACAGAAATACTAGTAACAACTCCTGCAGTAATTGATGCTGTTGCAGTTGCAAATGTAGTTCCAATTCCAACTGGAGAAGAAATAGTAACTGTGGGTGCAGTGGTGTAACCAACGCCACCATCAGTAATAGTAATTGAAGTAATACTTCCACCAACAGAAACCACAGCACTAGCTGCTGCACCTACAACTTCATCCTGAGAGAAGATTATAACGTTTTTCTGTGGTTTTTCAGTCGTACCATCCTGAACATATTCATCTGCACTATCAAAGAAAGTTTTAACACTTTCAACGAATATTTCTACAGAAGATTCGGTAACGTCTTGAATGATATTGGTAACTGGGTAAATGTAAGGTTCATATTGAACTCTATCTTTAGTTACACTAACCTCATCAATTACCATATCAGTCATTTGCTTGCACCAAGTGACTGATCTTAAGAGATTGGGGTCGTTTGAAATGCCAGGGCCAGGATAAACATTAGTTCTTACAATATCCGAAGATACAATTTCATTTACACTTCGCTTAGACTGCTGATACAGTGCATCATCAGAGTTAATTTGAAGTGTATCGCCAGGTTTTACGGTTTCTAAAACATCAACTGAAATCGTATCAACGTCTCCAGTACCTCTATAGAATATTAGTTTTGAGGTATCTCCTTCAACTGGTGGCTCACTGAATGTAATTACACTTCCACCTTTGAATATATACCCCTCACCAGGAACTTGAAGAACATCATTGATAAAGATAAGGAGAGTTTGTTCAATATCAATGTTTGATCCAGTTCTAGATCTAATGGTTGTTTGATTTCCATTAATTAGAATTGGAAACTCAGTTCTTTCTCCATCAAATAGTGAATCAATAGGATCAAGAACTTGTAAGTCGCCGATAGACCAGGCAGAGAATTCATCATTGAAGGTTCTTTCAATAATAATCTGGAATTCTTCAAAAGGTAGTGATGAATTTGTAGGAATTCCAATAGCACCGGTAATAGGAATCGTCAGTATTTCCCACTGATCATATCCATATCCATAATTTTTAATTTCAAAACTAATTACACTTGATCCCTGACCAACAACAACATCAACGACTGCTTCTGTTCCAACACCAGACTTTGATTCTGAACTATAAACTAGTGGAATGTTGCTATAAGAAAGTGGAGCATCAAAGAACACATAAGGTAGATTTGTACTAGTGTATCCTGTTCCCGGATTTGTAATGGCAACACTTACAACATGGCCATTGCTTACGGTTGCAGTTCCAATAAATTCAATGTTAGGACCATAGAGACTTGATGTTCCCACACCAACATTTACAACTTGCAAACCACTTCTATAACCAGAACCACTATTTCCGATACTGATGGATTGGATAGTACCAGCAATAGAAACTACTGCCGTTCCACCAGCAGAAACTAGAGGTTGATAACCAAATCCCTTAGAAGATCCAACAGAAACAATAATACCACCACGAGGAAGATTGGAAGCATTAATATCTGATGTTACTGAAGTTGCAGTTCCAACGAAAGCAATACTACTAATTCCAGTATTTTCCGATAAATCATATCCACCAACGATACTTACTGCACCGGGTCTAGATGGTAACTGGAATACACTATTAACTAGAACAACAGCATTGCTTGTAGAGAATCCTGTTGTATTACTCTTTTCAGAGGTAAGTGTAAATTCACTAGAGAATCCATCAAATCTATCAGAAATATCATCAAACACATAGTTTTTACTATAAGTCTCACTCTCAGTATTTTCAACACCAGATCTTAGGAATACTCTACCACTAAATGTAGAACTTGTAGTAATTCCGGTGTAATCAGTTTCATCAAACCTATTTGGATTTTCGATAGGAACATTTCCATATGGAGCATCAGCAAAACTGATAATATTATCTACAATATTATAATTACCTTGTACTTTAGTAATCAATGCTCCAACATCGTGTGTTGAAATTCCCGTTCCCATCCAAGGACGAATAACTGAGACGATATTGGTACTTCCTATACCAACACCAGTAATTTTCATAATCTCATTACCAATCTTAATCAAGTCTCCACCAAAGAATGAAGTAATACCGGAGAAAGCAATGGAATCATCAAAAACATTTACATAGTTTGCAACGGTTGTTGTAATTGCAGCAGAAACTATGGGAGATTGAATTACATTATCAATTGCAACTACCACTTTTGCATTCTGATTCTTAGCAGTAAAGATATGAGTGCTTCCAATTCCAACACTTTCAATATCTAAAATGTTGGGGACTGCAAGAAGAGCATCAGATGCAGATGCGCTTACTCTTACGTTAAGTTCATCAACCTTTACGATATAAACAGAACTTGGTAGTTTATCGGTAGTTCCAACACCAGTGATGGTAGTTGTTGCAATACCAATTGGACCACCTTCGTAAGAATATTCAACTTCTTCACCAGTTACGAAATAATGTCCAGGAATGTAAATTGTATTTTCTGTAGTATCAACAATATCTACCTCAGAAGCATTAAATTCTCTTTCAAAAATAGGAAGTAGGTTATGAGTGAGATTAAACTCTCTCTTAATATCAATATCAGTTCCCATATACATTCCATAGGAAGAATCGATGATAGCATTAGTAAAATCAATAGATCCTTCGAGGTCATCAAGTCCAATATGAGCCTTAAATACTCTAACTTCACAGTCGATATTTGGATTTGGAGTGAAATTCAGATATACATTACTTCCAGATACAGTAGAATCAAAATCACCTAAAATTCCATTAGATTCTACAATTCCATACTCAGTAATGTATGAGTCTGTTTCAGTGTTTGTAACTACAATCTCAGATATTTGATAGTTACTGTTTGTGGTATCTGTTACACATACCACATAGTATGAAGAGTTATACGTTGTTTCGTGCTGTGCAATGTTATTTGCTATTGGTGATGTTGAAGATGCAATAGAAACATAACTAGAATCATATAAATTACCACCAACCGAAGTAGAACCAATACCAGTAGATGAAGTATTTGCAATAGAAACAATCACCGAGTTGATATTATAATCAACTGATGAAGTACTATTCAGTATAAAATCAACGTTTAGATTAGAACCACTTAAATATGCGTGATATGTTCCAATCCCAGATGAAGCATAAGGAGTAAAGTTACCTGTTGTTAGTTCACCATAATCAATGAAGAATACATCACTATCATTATGAAGAACTGTAATCTCATTAAATTCAAAGTAAGACTTATCGGTGGCTCCAATTTGAACTAAAACTTTTGCAGATCTGTATGTGGATGCAATACCAACAACAGTTGCAGTGGTGCTTCCAGTAGAAATAACAGATGCACTAGAATTTATCTTTACAATATCACCAAGATCTTGAGTTCCTATGCCTGCTACAGTGTCTTTAATTCCAAAAGAGGTAAACTCTAAGTTATAGTTGTTTACACTACTCTTAGTTGGATAGAATAGTAGATTACCATCATTACCACTAATCGAGAAATCAAAATATCCAAGATCTTCATCAGTTTCAACGCGAGCATATTGATTTAAATAACCAGTTACTCCATCTTGTAGAAGAGTAACCAGTATTGTTTCTCTTTCATTGGTAAATCTTCTATCAGTTATGTAGATGATATACTTTCTAGATCTTGAATCATCAAGACTAAAAGTATCGATAACACTAAACTTAGTTGCTCTTGGGTTGCTGTTAAACTGAGAACTAATATCATCAATCTTCAATACTCTGTTTCCTACAGATTCAATATAGTCCTGCAGGATCTTAGAATTAAATTTAATTCTATCAGAATATTGCTTGTTATTGATAACAATATTATTCTCAGATACTAGATCAAAATCATCAAAGCAATGCAGACTCTTAACAGTGTAAAGATCAGCAATTCCGATAAACTGTGATTTATCTTGAGTTGTTGATAATCCAATAAATCCTGGATTTGAATTAATTACAAGGTTACTAAATCTCTTAAAACCAGCAGTGTGGTTGAGAGTACCAACTGCATTATCCCATCGATCAATGGATATATCAGATTTCAATGCATATGAGAAGTACTGATAATAATCATTATCTGCGATTCTTTGAGTATCGCTGTTTAAGAAACCAGTTTCTTTAAACCATCCTTTTCTGACGATGGAAGAAGATCCAACAATATATGATACATCAGAATTGTAAATCTCATCAATTACAGCACTTGCACCTGAGGATTCTCCAACAATAACTTCTCCAACAGAAAAATCTCTATCTGTCGATACCTTTAAGTTATTATTCTTATAATCCCACAGTTGAACTGTACCACTAGATGAATTTGAAGATACAGTTTCTCCCTCATAGAATGATAATTTTTTCAGAGTAATATCAAATATAGGGAAATATCTTTCTGGTGTAACGAAACCATTGATACTAACAGTTCCAGGAATTTCTCCAGTTAAAAGGTACTCTGAAATATTATAAGTGATTGATCCATTTGCACCACCGATATTTGGATCAATAGCAGTTACTGTGAATAGAGTATAATTATAATTTTCAGAATTATATCCACGAACTGTTGAAGTTGAAGATGCAACACCAACACCTTCAATTAAAATTCTTTCACCAACTGCAAATGGGAATGCTGAGGCATCACTAAAACTTGGTTTTAGATATACTGTAACATTTTTAGTAGTTGAATCATATGTAATTGAATTTATTCCAACACCATTAGAGTTGTTAATTGGAATTATGATTGGATTAACATCATAAATTCCAGAAACATTTTTATTAATCTTAACTTCACTATCACCTAGTTCATATGATAGATCTGCATTTGCAATTTGTTCGTTTGTTTTTCCATCAATAACAACCAGATCTGGTGCAGTGATATAATTAACGCCAGCGGAAGAGATTCCAATCTTATCAAATATTGATAGACTATAAAGTTTTAAAATCTCAGGTAGTTTTGCTGTCGGTCTAATGGTGGAATCTGCTGAGTATGAGAATCCAATATCGGAGATTTCTACACCATTAACAGATCCAATATTTTCACCATTAGGATATACTAATCCACGCTCACCATTCGTAGATGAAATTTCTGATGTTGATGGTAATGACTTATACTTAGTACCAGGAGATTCAATAACTGTGGTTTTTATTTTTCCACTGCCCTGGGATCTTTCGTATTCAAAAGTTCCATCAGTTGCAGAGTAAGAAGATTCGTCGGGAGCAAATGGAATGCTATAAGTAAAGGTTGTACTGCCTACACCAGAAACAGAAACAGTTCCCGATAGAACACTATTAACGAAGATAATTTCACCAGCACCTATAATTTTCTTCTTCTCTTCTGGTAGAAGAACATCATTTCTAGACTCCAATCTGTAATAAAGTTTTTCTGGGAATTCATTATTAACAATCAAAGATACTGATGCATTAGTATCAATTCCGATTCGACCAGTCTTAATTAAATTAGGTGTAGTCGAATTTTCAGTTTTATTGAACTTATCGGTAAAATTGGAGTTTTTATAAACATTAAAATCGAACGCAGGATAATCTACTGAATTAGCGGTGAATGATAGCGATGAATCAGTTAGATCAAAATTAACAGTGTTATTTTTGGTAACGACAATTGATGGATTTACCGGTAAAATAGTTCCAGAACCAGTTGAGGTTATATCTAAAATTTTATTAATTGATATGTCATAAAGAGATTCTGCAAGTTTTATTGAATCTTTTCCATAACTTATTGCATAATAAATTTTATTATCTGTTAGACCACCGACTGGAGTAGTTTCTCTGTATATAATCTGTTGGCCAGTTGAAAGATTATTATTTGGTATAGTAATAGTCTTGCTTACAATATCAACATCAGCAGCATCAAAGGAGAGAGAATTTATATAGAGTCTTCGATTGTAGTCATTATAATAAACAGATACACTCGTAGATAACTGAGGTGCTGCATTTACTAATATTCTTTCCCCAGCAAGTATTCCGTGAGTTTCCGCAGTAGAAACATTTACAGTATTTTTCTCTACATCAACACGAACTGTTTTTGTTGGATTTAGTTTTAAACTATGATAAACGCCAGTTCCAATACCAGTGAAATACAGTAGAGTTCCAACATTGGTTGATCCAACACCAACATAAGTTCCTGTAGTTCCCAGACCAACAAGAACTGTAGAGATACCGATCAGATCTTCAGATATTCCTGCAGAATATACGACTGAATTGTTAGTTAGGCTAAATGAACTGATGCCATCGGTAGAAACTGCTACTGGACTACCATCATTTGAACGATATAAAAGTTCGGTTCCCGTTGGTATTCCGTGATTTGGAAGATAAATTGTTTTTGTTGGAATAAACAGGGATGTTCCACCTGCTCCGGGATTTGAGAAGTATAGTGTTACTCCTATTCCAACTCCACTAGTGGTGCCTAATCCAACAGACTCTGAGGGATTAAAATATAATTCTCTATTATCATAAAAAGTTACTCCAAAACCAACAAGACCATAAGAAAACTTGGTTGGAGACTCTGTTAGAGTATATCCAGGAGAGAATGAAGATATTCCAGAAGTTCCATTTTGATTTCTTAATATACGAACTCTTGAATTGAAAGTATCGATATTTAAAATCTTAACTACCTCATTTCCAAGATAAAAAAGATCATTTATAGATGCTTTAATTGGAGAAAAAACACTAGCATAGGTAACTATTCCAGTGTATGAAGCAGATCCAATACCAGATGATAGTATTAATTGATTATTAATAATACTAATTGTTTGTGTTATTGCAAATTGATTTGGATATCTTCCTGTGATTGTTACATAATCTCCCCCCTTCAAATCTATTGCAGAAGAAGAAATTCCAATATTGTTAATTAATTCAATATCGTTTATCTGTGCGGTTGAAATTGCAATTCCTACAATTTCTTTACCTTCCACACTAGAAACGTATGCCTTTGCATTTCTTCCGCCTGTATTCTCACTATCAAATAAAATTTGATCTCCTACTTGATAATCTTCTCCACCATCAACAATATCAATAGATGTTATATTTCCAGAAGATACACTCGTAACTCTTGAGTTTTGTTCTTTAATTTTATTTGGATTTTCTATAAACTCATATGAACTATTATCACTGGTCAAATAATATGAATATGTA